TAAATATAGATAATCAGTATCTAAATTCCATTTTCTAAATTGCATTAACTACAAAAAGTATTATATAAATTTATTTAATATATTTATATTTTTATTACTTAAATTTTTTGTGTAGTGTTGCCAGTTAGTAAAATATGAATCTCCGTCTTTTAATAAATTATTTTGATCTTCTACTTCAAAATAATCTGTAAATAAAATATTATTAATTAAAATTCTTCTATTATCTGTTCCTAAAGTATAAACAATATGTTCATTATTCCCAAGAGGAGTAGCAATTTTACTATCTTCAACTCTTAACCATTTATTATTTTCATTTACTAAATGGCTTCCAGAAACTTTAACACCTTTATAATTATATAAATTATTAACTAAAAATTGACCAGTTGCAAATACTCTTCCACCAATAGCTATATTATCTTTTAAATTAATATCAATAATTTTTTTAGTAGAACCATTAGCCATTGTAACTAATGTGTCTGGTAAAAAACATCCACCAATTGCACCACCAATTGTTCCACCAATAACTCCACCGATAGGACCACCAATTGCAGTTCCAATAGCTTGACCAGCATAAGCTCCAGCACCTGCTCCAGCAGCTTTACCTACATCTCCTGTTTGTAAAAATGTTGTTGCAGCAGCTAAACCAGCACCAGCAAATCCGCTTCCACCACCAGAGTATCCACCCACCTGTGACCAATCATCTATACCAACTGGAGGTTGTATAAATCCACCACCACTAGCATAACTACCACCATACAATGGAGTGCTTACTGGTCCTGTATATCCACCAGTTGCAAATCCACCATAGCTTTGTTTTAAATAATTAACTCCAATATCTAATCCTGTACCAACAAGTTTATTAATTAATTGTGCTTTTTGTGCTTGTTTCTGAATACTTTCCATTCTATTAAAGTATTCATCCATACTAAATCCACTACCAGCAGGAGATGGTGTTGCTCCTAAAATTTTTTGAACTTTATCTAAAGAGGTTTCTCTAGCTGCAGTTCCAGCTGTTGGTGTAGGCAAAGTTGAAATTGTATCTTTAATTTCAGTTATTGCTTGACCTTTTGTAACTGTTTTAGTTTCTCCTGTAACTGGATCAGTAACCGTTTGATATTGTCCAGGAGTTTCTCGCATAACTTTTTGTGTTTGTTCTGCAAGACTTGTTGAACCAACTAATTGTTGACCATTTGTTGGTGTTGTAGTTTTTTGCCCAGTATATGCCTCAAATTCTGTAGGACTAATTTTTGGAGTCATAGTAGTCGCAAAAGTATCTTGCGTATCTAATATGTATTGTCCACTTGGTGATAATTTGAGTGTATATGCCATTATTCTTTTTCTTTATTTTTTTTATTCGCCTCTTGTAGGTTCAGTAGCTGACGCACTAAAGCCAGTTTCCCCTGGCATCGGTACACTGCCAGTTCCGATGTTGCCACCTCCAGCTCCTGTTGAATCTGTTGGCGAAGCCCCTGTAGGAACTGACATAGGCGATCCCATTTGACTTTGTCCTCCAGTAGCGGTTCTATTAGTTTGATTTCCATTTGCTAACCCCATTATATGTGCATAGATTTGTGCATTCTCTGGATCATTAATTAATTGTTCTGGATCAATATCTAGAGATTTTGCAATTTCACGTAAGCATGTGTGCCATCTAACGAAAGGTGCTAAAGCAGGATTTGAAGCCGTTTGCATAAACGTAATCAATCTTTGTGACCTTACTTCTTTTTGCATTAAAGAATTTGTTCCTTCTGCTTTAACTTCTAGGTCTCCTTTAATTTCTGGAGTATCATCATTAAATTGCATATTCCAATGATACAGTGATTCTCCAAGAGGTTTTAAAAGATAATCGTCAATATTTTTAATAACTGTTTTAATACTTAATGCAGCAGCACCCATTAGCATTGACATACCAGAAGCAGTTCTAGTTGTTGACATTACTCCAGTTGTTCCATGTGAGTATGATGGAATACCTGTAGCTTCATCTGCTAATTGTCTAAACTTATCAAACATCATTAAATTTTCCTGTGCTGTATTTGGAAATTTTAATCCATGAATTGCTTGACCTGTTTGACCACTTTGTCTTCTAAATATTTTTCCAGGATAAACTTTCATATCCTGTCCTGGTACTAACATTGTTTCATCAACATCAAATACTAAATTACCAGATAGTGCTAAATTATCAATTGCCATTCTTGCATGACCATTCATAATTTGCTGTGAGTCTTCCATATTTTCAGCAATACCTACACCAAAAAATTGATATGGATTTACTTCATATGGACAAACTAAATACGGAATTCTTTTTGGAGTAAATGGATTTTCTACAACTCTTAAAATATTATTACCACAAATCCAAGCATTAATATGTGCAAACTGTTGGTCATCTTCTAATTCAATTCCACAACTTTCTGCAATCTCTCTATTTACTACTCCCCAATATTCTAATACTTCAAATCTATTTTTATATACACTTGTAATATTTTCTCTGTCATAAAGAGATGATTCAAACCCTCTTACTTGATAATTAGGTCCAGCTTCTAGTGCTGCTTCAATTGCTTCATGACTAAACATAGGTTTATCTTTTAAATCAGCTAATTGCTGCTTATTAAAACTATGTCTTTGAATTACATAATCACAGTCATTAATATTTGTAGCATTTGGATCTGGATAAAAATTCCAACATGATACTGCTTCAATACTAGGTACTGTTTTTTGTTTTGCAATATGTATATTTAAACCATTTACTTTATCATAAGCATGATATGTTTTTGTATTTGTAAATGGTCCTTTAATAATTCCTGTTCCTAATAATGCCATTTCAAAAAATGTATGACGCATTATTGTTACTGCACTTGATTCTTCTAACTGGTCATGGATTAATTTTTCCATAGCCTCAGCTGCTAAATTTGCTGGCTCTATTTGTGGTTGACCAGCTTTAGCTGAACCTTCTTCAAACCCTAATTGGTCATAATCTTGTGCGAGAGTTCGCATAAGATCACTTGCAGTAGTTCCAGGTTTAATTTCTTTACCATCACCTTCGTACCCATAGATATCTCTAATAATATCTTTAGGTCTTAATGATTCTTTTTCACTTTCACCAGTTTTTTGTGGATTTAAATGTGCATACTCTGCACTATTTTCTGGTACAGTAGTTGGTTTAACTCCTAATGGAAATTTACCTTGTGAAAATAAAACTTCTATAATTTGTCCAAATGCTGCTAATACTTTTGTCTTAGTAACTTTAACAAACACTCTTGACTTTTCATTATCTCGAAAAGCCATTTCAGGACCATAGATTCCTCTATAATTTCTATATGATTGTAACCAACGTTTTTCATCATATATTTTAGAAGTTTCAGATTCTTGAAATTTACTTTTTATATGACCAACAAGATTACTATAATCTGTAAACTCATTATTACCGTTATCTTGATTGTCGTTCATTTAAATAAGTATTAGTAATCTCTTTCTTCTGCCATTGAAAATATTTTAGAATCTACTTTAGATTTAGATTTCTTTTTTGCAAATTCACCAGAAGATGTATCTCCTCTAGTAACTTTTTTATTTGCATCAATTTCTAATCCGTATCTAATTAATTTAGATTCGTTAGCAGGTGATAGTTCACCTTGCTTGATTTTATTTTTCATTTAGTTCTCCTTGTTAGTAATCTTTTTCGTCAGCTTTAGCAAACAATTGTGATTGTACATATTCTCTCTTTTTAGTTTTAGGATAATTAATATCTCCTAATGCTTTTTGAGATTCGTACTTTCTTGGTGCATGTTTAGAAAAATCTATATTCATTGTCGGTTGTTTTACAGACAATTGTACAGATCCGTTTTCATCACCTTGTTTTACTTTAGCTAATGGATTAAATATTTTTTCTACCATTATTCTTCATCCTCCTCAGATTCATCATCAAAATCTTCATCCTCTAAATCATCATCATCTTCTTCAGATTCATTGCATTCATGATTTTCAAGTTCAGAAATTTTATCTTCTAACTCGTCAATTTTTTCTCTAAGATCTTCTAGTAGTTCTGATGCACTTTGTACTTTAGCTTTTCGACCCATGATGTTCTCCTATGTTAATAATTGTTTAATTGATATAATATTTTTTGTAGGTATAGTGGTGTAAGATCCCCCTTCTTTTATAGTATGGTCTTGTTCAAAACTATAATCTGCCATTATAACTGTTGTATCTTTATTTGATTCAACTAGCCATCCTACGCTACAGCATATTGCAGTTTTAGACTTTTTAATTTCTACTATTTCTTCCCATTGTGAATGACTTGTAATATCCTCCCAATACGCTAGTACGAGAGGATATGGGAAATCTTTATTATTTCTTTTTGGAACTTTTTTTGACACCTTTGATAGTGCCTTTATTAGCTGATGCATAAAATACAGTTTTTGCTTTTTTAGCACCATATTCTTTTTTCATCGCTTTCATTATTTTTTTTCCTTTAGCTGATAGTGGCATAGTTTTCCTTTTAGTAGCCGAAGTTTTTATCTACTGGCACAAAATCATGTGTTGAACTAAGTCCTCTAAACGTTCTACCTGTAGAAGGATGAATAGGTCTACTCATACAACCATAACGTAAAGCGTCGTATGCGTGATCTTCTGAAGTGGTGTCTACATCTTCAAAATTAGATTTATCATTTGGAAGTGTTCCAAGTGTTCTAATTAAATTTCTACAGTTTGAAAAGATACGAAGTCCTGGTTCTTGTGTATCTACGTTTACACTTAATCTTTTATGTAATTCTAATTTACCACTAATTCTACTATTAGGTGAACGATCTGATGGTCGCCAACGACACCCAGTTTGAATCATGGTTTCAGCAATTGAAGGACCTACATCTCCTCTTTTTGCCCAAGTACTTGCATCCAATACTCCGTATGCAATTTGTTCGTTACTTTCTAATTCTATTACTTTTTTTGCAAATAAATCTGCTGTGATTTTTTGCACATAAAGCTCTCTATATACCCAAAGATTATTATCATAGTCCACAGCAAACCAAAGAACACAAGCAGGAGAAGAGTAACCCCAGTCAGCAGCACGAAACTTATACCATCCTTTAGGTATGTCAAAAGGTTCAACAACATGTTTTACTTTATTAAATTCTGGAAATGCTGAATCTTCAAATGCATCCCAATCTCCATCTAAAAATTGTTTTCTTTGTATTTCAGGTAAAGATGCAAGCATGATGTAGTAATCATCTGTTTGCATTAAGTAAGGATTATCCTGTAGTTTTGCAGGAATAAATCTTCTTGTAATTTTTCTTATACCATTAGGTGTATCAATAGATACAAAAAATGCTTTGTTTGGTTCTGATGGATTTACAAACATTTCTCTAACCCATTGTG